GAATTGACTAGATTTGTTTTGTATGTAATTCATCACGCCAGCCTCGGGTGGCTGAGGGTCCCCCTGGCCATCTGTGAAAGGCCAGCCTTGCTCAAATAATTGATCGCCTGGGTCTGTGTTTGTTCCGTTCGCAGCCCAAATAATATTAGGCTTGTCAGGTTTAGTTGTCATTTTAATATCCTCATGATTAGGTTAATATAGAGCTCCAGAAACCAACGCCAAATCCCTGAGCTGTTGGGGCACCGAGGAAGCCGAACGGAAGCCCTCCTGGGGTTATTGTGACAATAACACTCACTGAATTAGGCGCTGGTAGCAACTTATATTTAAGCAGTGTCTGAACAAAATCAATAATGTCATTGTCAAAAATCAAATATTGACATGTCATATCAAGATTATCGAGCGCTACAAGTTTAACTCCGCCCAGAATTTCTTTGAGCTTAAGGTTGATTTCATACGTTGATGAGCTAGATGAGATGATAAACGCCTTGAGCTTTAGCATAATACGCTTTTGCTCGGTGGTGAGTATTATTGGATTATCATTCGGCAAGTCTTCACCGAACAATGGGACGTCTAGGATCCTAGACCACACCGACAGCCCGAAATCATTAGCTGTATTGAGGTCAAAAACATCTACTTGCCAATCATTCCAAAATTGGCAATGATTGTCTTCCATCCACTGCTGTATAGATTTAGCTAGTGTTACTAATCCCTCGGCATTGCTGCGCTGCCAATCTAACGCGCTTAATATATCAACAGTGCATAACTCAGTATTAGACATAGATAACCTCTATATCTAATGCATCTTCTATAACAGCTTTTTCGAAAACCAACGTATCAATAGTACCACACACAAAATTCCCCGTTCCCTTTTCTGCTATCTCACACTTATTGATAAAAATGCTCGCCACTTGTGTGCTTACTTGATTAGCTAGATCAAAGGACGAGATATCCACGCCAACAGCAAAAGCGTCCGTGCCCGAGTACTCAATCAGTGCCTGTTGTATATCTTGGGTTGGCTGACTGCCCGAAAGTACTTTAACAAATAACTTTATTTCTTTTGGCTTTAAGGTAGGTCTATCAAATTGTACAGGTATGTCTTGCCCAGAGGTAGGGTCAGTATAAATAACAGTTACTGCACCATTGAAACCAGAGCATCCAGACCGTGCAATATAATAAGCCTCCGCGATAGGGAAATCTAAACCACCATCTACAACTATATATGTTGAGTGCGGTTTTAATGTAACAGTATCAACAACTAAAGGCGCTGAGTTTACATTTTCTCTAAATGCTACTGATTTCACACCTTCAACAGCAGACACCTTGGCTATGATAGATAAAGCATTCGATTTACTATTAAGCGCAATCTCTTCTTTACGTGTCGATCTCGCTTCAAAGTCGTCCTCTTCCAGAGTCCCAATTGACCCAGCTGCTAGGTTGGTAACGGTCTCGAGTCCGAGAGGTCCTGAGACAATATTGACAATATCACCTACTTCAACTCGCTCAGGACCTGCGATTGTTGCAACATAATCGCCATCTACCGAGCCACTCGGTTCTATAGTCACGTCTGCGAACAATGCAAACTCTAGACCGCTGTCAGTTGATACAATAGTGGTTCCCGCAGGGATCAGAGTTCCGGCCTGACCGTTCATCGTAACGGTTACAGTTGTAGGCTCTGCCGCTCCTCTAGTCGTTCCCGTGAGCGCAAGTATTGAGTCTAAAAAGTTTTTTTCCGCTAAATCGGGATTAATTTGGTTTGCAAGTTTTGCGTTATTGTTAATGACTGATACAAGGATATTAGTCTGCAAATCAATTAAACGCCCTTGGATTGTTGAAGGATTAGTGTCTAGATTAGCGCCTAATGCATCTTTAAATAATTGCGCCACATCATCTCTAACTGTAGATGTATCAGGTACTATTGTCCCTGTCGGCTCGATGTAATTATAGTAATCCACTAACTCGGCCCTCTCCGAACGTTGTTTTTATTGTGACTTGATAATCTATCTTATCATTAACCTGCGCTATTTCTACACTTGTAACTTCGAGTACATCATTAACAGTTAACAACTCTTCTCTCAATTGCGCCCTAAATAGTTGCAAATTGCGATTACCAGCAAATAAATTATCGAAATATGAGATCCCTTTTTGCTGAGCGAGGGGAAGCTCTCCACGGCTTTGTTTGATCGATTGCTCGCATGTCTGGATAACTTCGTCCAATCCCGCTATCAAATAGATATCACCATTCTGCAAAGCAAAATCGCCATTTTCTGTTGTCGCTATTGTACTCATTATACGCCTACTCCTGTATCTCCAGTCACTGGCGACCCTTGAGAATCTAATAACGTACCAGCTGGATGTTTGTGAGTCTTTAATGATAACCCGTCCGCTGTAACGTCCGAGGTCCCCTCTATGTTTGCGCCCTTAATCAAAGCAGGTGACTCGATCTCACCTGAGTCATTAATGGTTGCGCCATTGATATCTGCTTTATTAGATGTAGTAACATTGTAATTTACAGAACTAAAATCTATAGCATTGTTAGCGCTAAAGTCCATACTATCAGCCTCCACTTTAAATTGACCACTAACTTTAAAATCTATAGATTGAGTCTCAAGTTCGATCAGCGTTGGGTGCTTAACAACTATCTTGTCATCACTCATCGAGATCTTAACGCTTCCATCTAGCTTTTGGATTACAATAGCTGATGCATCACCGCTATCAATCTGTATACCGCTCATAACGTCAGGAATAAATCTAGCGTCACTATAGCTATGCATTCTTCGAGTATTTGGAGGGCTCTCATTGTATTGCTGCTTGTAGATAGATATATCTCGATCAGATGTCTCGATCCAACCCCTATCTCCAACCTCGACGTTAAAAGACATAACATACCCCCCGCCTCCTGTTGTAATGACAGGCACATCAACAATAGGTGCTCTATTGTAACTTTTACCTGTGGCATCTAAGAGTTTAATTAGGGGTTTGACTGTTACAGTTTTTCGATCGTCAGATACTGCGGTCACTTCAACAGGTAAAGACTTTTCAATGGTTCTTTTAATTTGACTCGTCAGCGTGTTGAAAGCACCTGTTAAAGTTCCTTCGTCATTCGGTTCGATTTCTTGATTATTGATCATGTAGGTAGTCGTCTGGCTTCGGCGTTTAAATAGTATTGGGTATCACGAGATGAGATATCAAAGTCCAACTTATACACAAGATAATCTCCGTTAAGTACGGGATTAATCTCACTAGTTAATCTAATCCTTGACCCCACATTCACTTGGGGATCGTATAGCATTGTGACTTTAACACCGTTTTCGGTGCTCTCAGGGATCCCGACCATTCCGGAGGTTTTATTTAAAATTTTGACAGAAGACCCAGTTCTCGCCTTGTCTCTCTCTTTAATTACTAACTCATTATTATCTATATAAACATCATCATCAGTCAGGTCATTAATAGATTTAATTTGATCGAAAGCGCTGCCGCTAAAAACAAAGTTTCCGATGTTTTTTGTAACCCCCTCGAACGAAAAGTTAAGCGCTGCATCTTTGGCTGCTTTTTTAGCTATATCAATAAAAGATGCAGATTTATCAAAAGAAGTAGCAACAACTGACTCTTTACGATAGTTACCAGTTAAGCATTTAAGGATCAGACCTATGTCGGGCTTGCCAGTTACAGATACTCTAAATATATCACCTTGATATAAAACAGATGTTCCGGTTGACTCGTTACCACACTCAATAATAACGCTTTTTTGATCGGGATTTGAGTTGAAGGGGCTACACTCTGTCATTAATCTCTCACGCTCATCACGATTAAGATTAATTAAAGTAACCTCGGCCTGCCCTTGGTTTAGATTAGTAAATTTTGAGCCGGTAGCATAAATAGCTAAATCTTCATAAATTTTGAGCTCGCTGCCTATTTGAATGCCTACTTTAACTACTCTCGGATCTAAGGGCATTGACACCCTCCTCATCTATATAATACAAAAACTGATCGACCCCAAATCTTTGATAAGCCGCTCGATCTCTAGACGAATCCATGTAAAGCACAAAATTTCCCTTTTCCATGTATTTATATGGTAACAAAGGAGTTCCGTAAACAATGCGGATCCCATCTGTGACCGCTATCCCATCTTTACGAATAGAGGATACCATAAACCCATCGCAATCTTTTAATATAATTTCCCACCGTGCCCCGCCAGCTGAAACTTTGATTGACTGGTTAGCTATGGGCTTTATTTCAATGTTAAACTCCAAACCAATTTCCTAATTGTGATAATATTGTTTCACTCTGTTTTGGTAGTTGCTCTCCTCTATCTACTGTGTCAGAGTTGGATTGATTAGCGACAGATTTTGGAGGCAGCTTTTGAGTAACGACTGTAGCGGTCCTCTGCTGTTTAAACGTGATATTAACAACACTCGTAGACGTCATTTCTGCCGACTCTTCCCAAGGGAACGACTCTATATACATACGACTGTAAGTGTTATAACGTGTTTGTATTGTTAGCTCTGTAGTATTGAGATTCGCTGACTCAATAGCACTAAACACTACATCAGTATCATCCTCGGGCAATACTATTGCTATAACAATCGACACGTTATTTTTAATGACATTGTCTATTACTGTCGTCCCATCCTCTACAACATGTTCTGCAAATGTAGATGTTGGGCTAGGAGACGCTGAGACAATACACCGAGAAGGTATCAACTCGGTCAAATCGTTTGAATTAAAGATCGCTGTTTGCATCACATTACTCCGCTAGCGTTGCTCACTTGAGCCATAGCCATCTGTTTTTTGAGCTGCTCGCCCACTGCGCTCGCTACAGCGTTAGGGTCCGAGTTAGGAGAGTTTACTTTAATCTCGACTTTATCAATGGTTGTCTGATTACTGCGACTTTGATTATTAATAGTGTTAGTTGTTCGCTGGCTAGCTATTCCATTGGCAGCTGCATCATTGGCAGCTAGCATATTGATAGCTCTATTGCGCTCAACGCTGACATTTGTATCAGCGTCGTCAGAGTCTCCAAAGCCGAGGATATCACCGAGGGAAGAAGTTAATTTATCAAAGGAACTAAAGTCTATCTTATCCCAAAGACCCATGAGCCACTCGAACGCATCACCGACCGCTTTTATAGCAAACTTAATGCCATCGAGTATGCCATTAACAATTTTGCCAAACCAAGGCCAGCGCTCAGCTAAGCGACCTATAAGAGACTCTTGCCCATTATAAAAAGCAACAAAGTCTTCAATCAAGGCTCCAATCAAAAATGAGACTGTTGCGATTGCTGCGCCTATTAGCAAGTAAGGAGCCAAAAACGTAAGCGTTGCCGCTACCGCTCGCATTATAGCAGGCAGATACATCCTCATAATCACAACGCTGATCGCTGCAAAAAAACCTATAACTAAATTTTTATGGTCTGATACGAATTTATTTATAGTCGTGTAACCCTTGAGCAAACTAGTGAAAACAGGCAATAATAGAGTATTTATTGTTGTCCTAGTTTTCGCCATGATCTGCTCAAGATCGGCCCATGCGTTTGCAAACTCGGCCGCTGCCTCAGCATCCTCTTGAGTTGTTACCCCCAACTCTTTAGCAGAGCTGACCGCAGCCCTAAACTCCTGCTCGCCTTTTTGCAGCAGCATGATAGTGCCTTGATCAAGTCCTAACTTTTGCCCAAGCCCTAAAGCATCCGCTCTGCTAATAGACTCAAAAGATCTAGCAATCTCAGGCAACAATGATACAGCATCTTTAGCCTTTCCGGTGGCGTCAACTGCAACAATACCAAGCCTAGCTAAAATGCTTGCTGTCTCTCCGCCACCGGTCAACGTTACATCCGTTAGCGCATCTTGCAAACCTTTGATTGATGAGCCAAAGGCGTCAATACTGCCGCCCTCTCGCTTGGTCGCTTCGCCTATAGCATTAATCTCATCAACAGGCTGACCGATCAGGTTTGCAAGTTTGCCAAGTCGATCAGTATCTGCTGCTTGAGATATGACGGAAGAAAACGCAACAAAGCCAAGTGCCGCTTTACTTAAGTTTGTTATTGTCTTTTTAAGCTGTTGACTGAGGGCGGCATTCGCTCGACTGTTGCGATCTAAAGATGTTGTAGACCTACCGGCAGAATCTTCAGTCTGGTCTAGATTTTGATTAAGGTTTTCGGTTTGCTCTATCGCATCTTCGGCGATCACATTGATCATAATAGATAAAGTGTCTAATAACATTATCGCTTACTCTCTCTCTCTGCTCGCTCATGCGCAATAGTTTCATTGATTGACTCGACCGCTATACACTCCCACATGTTGAGAGCGTCCTCATAGTCGTATATGGTCCTCAACTCGTGGAGAGTTGCATGACCTTTAGAAATGATTAATCCGAGGATTGGCTCGATGTTAACGTGTTCAGATACTTTTCCGCCATGACTTTGAATTTTTTCAATAAATTCGATCTGTTTTCGCGATTCAAAAAACTAGTGTTGAACTTAACCATCTCCCACTCCAGCTTGATCAGCATCTCAAAGTCAGTAACATGAGCATCAAGTAATTGAGGCGACAACCGCACCATTGACCCGTCAGGGGCCTCAACCTTAATAAATGTGATAAGCTTATACATCAGCTCTTGATTAGATTTATAATCCCCGACCTTAGGCATTGCGGTCGGTGCGTATTGCGTGAAAATCTCTCGTCCCATGGTCGCCGGCACCCTATGAAGTCTAAAATTCTTAGGGTTGCCATCTATGTCTTTAATAGACACATCTGTAGACTTTAGGTTTTCCAGAATAACTACGTGTGTAGCGTCATATTGCATCAATTTATCCTCATGTTTTTATTAACGTTATTGGTTGAAAATATTAACTGTATCCTCAAACTTAAACTTATACATAGCGTCTTTTAACTTGCCATCACCCCCAAGTGAAAAACCCGGTTGAAACTCAACCATTTTACCACCAGTAAAGGCTGACTTTCTAAGTCCGGGGAAAATAGCCGCTATAGTGATAACATCTCGGGCATTTCTTCCACCGGCCCGAGGGAAGTTGGCCTCCCCAATGGATTTTAAAATCAAATCAGCCGGAGACCCTGAGATTACGCTTATAGATACGTCAAGAGGATTAGCTTTTGACCAAGTGATAAGATCACCGTTCACACCTTTTTCAGCGTCTCCGATCACGTTAGTAGCGACATCAAAGGGATCCGAGGACCCCGAGAATGCGATAATAGGTGTAGGCAAGGGTAAAGTATTTGATGCCGTTATTGTAATAATAGTACCAAAGCCCGATACATCATAACTCATAATTTAATTTCCTTTAGACCAAATTGTGACGACCGACAACTTTAGATACGCCCTCAGAAGTCGCATAAATGATAATATAGCTATACACGTTTTTAGTTACTCCAGCATCAACTTGCTCGATGATCTCGCCAGTGTACCAGTAGCCTCGACTCTCTATCGCTGATATAGCTGTTGCGTCGCCTGATATTGTATTGATAAAATTCTTTTCGGCATTACTCAACACTTTATTTAATGCGATGATATTACTTTCAAGGGCTTGGTTTATAGCACTCTGGAGTACTGTATCACCTGTAGCGATTCCCGTGTCATCATTAGGCCAGATGTTTAGCCCTGTCAAAGTGTTTAAAAATTCAACTTTAACATAAGATTTAAACCATTGTTCATTGGCAAAAACACCCATTTGCAGAGGGGAAGTGTCAGGACCTAGCAAAACACCAGCTTGATAGAAACTGAGTTGTGTCCCTGCTTCTTGCGTCCGCCCCATGAAATTAACCCTTAGAGCGTTAAGGTCTCTATACACTGAGTCACTTGTCACACTCGGAGTCAATCTGTCGTCCTGAATAAACATATAGTTAGCAGATGCGCCCGGTCTCAAAAACTCTTGAGATGCTAGTTGTGCGCATGGCAACATCTCAGCAAATTCACCTGCTGTCTCGTTGATAGTTAAACCCACACCGCCATAGCCTTTTAGCTCATCGTAATAACTTTGAGCTTCAGCAATAGTAATAGGTACATGATACATAAAGACTACATTTTGTTCATTTGTGTATATGGCTGCTTCAGTCACTTGAGCAAGAGTTAGAGTGTCAGTGTAGACAAACGACCCAAAGTCATTTGACATATTAACCATTGACAGTAGTTGTTCAGTAACTGATTGAGCGCTAACACCAGCGCTTTTTATAGCAGTCGACCAGCCCAAAGCGTCAAGCAACGACTGACTTGATGCGCTAATGGAAATCTCACCATCAGCGACACCATTGGTATCTAAATTAAAGCTTGTCTTTGTTGCATCAAATGTAACTGTAGTCGCTGCAAACGTCCCTCCTAATGTCTGGATACCAGTTTGCAGTATTGTTGCCGCATCTGCATAAGACGCTATTGAACTAAGATCAGGTGTAATAACCCCGTCAACTCCATCTAAAGTGAGCGTAATAGTGTCAGTTGTAAACACCTGCAAGTCTGCAAGAGTCCCGGCTTTACTACCGAACACTTGAGCGGATGTATCAGTTGACGCCCATCTCGCAAATGTTATTTTTTTTGGCTTACTGATCTGTTTTGATAGATATCCAAAATAATACGACGCTCTTGCAGACTCGACTGCTTGACTGCCAAAATATTCCGCGACACTGGCAGAGTCCGAAAACTCTATAATGCTACCTGTCGGGATTAGCTCATTAGTCGATATAACACGACAAGATAAGCTCCTACCAGCAATGCTACTAGCGCCACCGACCCCTGATGTTATTTGTACATACTCATTACTACTAATATTATCGTTGTTAGTCGGCATGACTAGACTCCGTATATTTCACCGGTCGCATCATCAATATGATCGACAGGTTTGTTATATGTGCGATGATAGTTGAAAGTCACCTGGAAACCAGGATCTAATTCATAGCGGTCTTTCTCATTGACGAAATGGCCTCCGCTTATAGAAGACACTCTTTGTATAGCTAAACCTTGAGCCCTCAAGGATCTGATTATATCATATGATTGTAACATATCACTAACAAGTGTAACCAAGTCGTTAGCTGTTAAACTACTAATATCAGCGGGGTCTTGCTGTAATAATGCTACAACCTGATAAGTTGACTCGGCATACTGCACTTGCTCACGCTCGCTTGTGTTAGCTATGTAGTTTATACCCCATCCGAACTGCGGATTAGTAACTTTACTAATGAAAATGCACGGTTGATTTTTTACTGATTGTTGGGTGGGTTGGTATGATTGACGAACTAAAGCATTTTGCAGTACTGGATAAATAGATGACTGATCAACTAATATCTGATTAATTGTACTTATCAACACTTGGTAGATTTGATTATCAAGCATCGCTCACCTTCACCGCTCTGATAACACAAAATGAGTCAGCATCTATCCACTTGCTTAATGCCAACGCTTTATATACTGCATTATTCCAGTGTATTCTGTCAGCATTGCGATCTCGACTCAAGGTTTTGATATATTCAACCGAGTAGATCTCAATGTAATCTTTTGAGAAGTCCAGACCTTCGGACGAGTACACGCTTCTATCCACTGGCTGAATATTACCAGTATAAGAGACTAAAGGACCGTATTGATCAACATCGTAACCGATAGCGTTTATACCAGACCCTAACCAAGGCTCAACCTCAAACTGTTGATTGTTGATCGAGGACTGAACTGTAGCCAGCAGATTAAAACCAAAGTTGCTAGGCATCTTTAGTCTCGTATCCTGTGCCAGCGTATCGATACCCTTCAATCATAAATAACATAGCGTTAGAGAGAGCATCTAGCCTAGCCATTGCTTTATCGGGAATTTCATTATATGGCTTATGGCTACCGATCAAATGATTGCGATTATTGAGCACTAAGACGCAAATGATCTCAGCCGAATGATCCGGGTAATCCTTATCAATATAATACTCATCAATAATTAAATTCTCGATATCCTGCAATTTTAGAGGGTTGTTATATTCGCTCAAAGTTAGGTCCTCACGTTATAAGTTAATGTTGCTAACATGTATCCCGTATCATTTAAAGGTTTGATATTAGGATATGTCTGATCGCCTAGCTCGCCTTCAGCTATCTTACCCTCCGCGATCGCTCGAGCAACGTGACCAACTAAAGAACCGCTAATCTGGACTCCATCATCTCTTAATCTTCTTAGTGCTATAGTTACGGGAGATAGCTTAGGAGAGTTAATCGTTGAGATTTTATCTTGAACATCACCAACAACCATAGCACCAATAACATTTAACGACTGTTCGGGAGTTAATGACCCTTCGATATACCTAGTTAATATAGTCTCTGTTTTTTTAGCCCATTCGCCCTGTTGCTCTGCGATTGTAGGTCTAAAAAACGGCCTCGGAGGTATGGCACGACTAGCAGACCCAAACTCTTGCACTGCCGCCACCCCTGCCACCGGAGTGCCGTCATTATATTGAGTCCCCTCAAACCAACCCACCTCAAGTTCGGCGCTTGTCAATTTGGCAAGCTTATCTTTAAGCCCTTGGATGTTTTTAAGGTCTACTTTAATAACGCTCAATGATTACGACCTCCAACGCCACGAAAAGCTGAGCCCACCGCTGAGCCACCCACGTACCAGCCGCCGACTGCATTAGCATCTAACAGTGCATTTAGTTGCTGACCGTAGGAAGTTTTACCGAGCCAATAGTCCCAAGGTCCCGAACTTGGAGGCGCTTGAAAACTTGCGCTTACTCTACCCTCGGAGCTCGATGTAACAAAGTTAGGGTTGACGTTATTCTTAACCATATCGTCAAGAGCTATTAGATGAGCCATCATCAAGAAAATAGCGTATTGCCTACAATTTCCTTTGAGATAACCACAATTTAGACCTGATATGTAACAGGTCGCCAGATCCCATTTTGTTTCTATATATAGATCGGTATAGACAAGAGAGTCCGAAAACTGAGGAAACTCAGCCCTAAATTTTGGGATATCAAGCTCAACGACACTACTTGTCATTATCTGTAACTATTTTAACGTTTTTATTTAACGATTTTTTGATGTCGTCTTTAGTCGGAGGCGCCGACTTATCTTTAGATTGCATATTTTTAGCTACATCATCGGCTTTCTCAGCTGTTGCAGACTTAGCTTTTTCATCTATAAATAAGTAACCATTCTCTAAATGCGTCATAAACATCTTGCATCGTTTGAGCTGTGCTAGCTGCTCATCTGTTACTGTTGTAGCAACACCTTTAGGTGTCACGAGGACCTTGTTAGTTATGTTTGCTTTACCTTTAATCAAGCACATGAAGGTAGCGTTGGGCGTACGAAAGGCGTCATTGTCGGAGGGCTGGACGCCCTCACAATCATAAAGACGATAAGACTGATCACATGATAAAGTACTATAAACTACTGCCATTTATATCTCCTATTTTTAAGCAGTTAAACGCCTGTCATGCGCTGGATAGCGTAAGGGCGTTTAGCTAAAACTCCCGCTGTTGCGTTAGTATAATCTTCGATGTAGTTTTTTGCTCCCTGCTGAGAGCCCAACAAAAACATTTTGACGGGTACTAACTGAGTAATAACTTCACCGCCATCGGTCCCAGAGTCAGGGACATCCTCAGCCATCAAATACATGACGTTAGCACCACCATTAGCACCATTAAACTCTGGCGCTATTTCGACTCGGCACAGTGGGTAATTTTCGCTAAGCCACGCTTTTACCGAAATGCCAAAGTTGTTGATATCCTGAAACGTAGTGGTAATCGAGCTCGGCACAGTGAGTACTGTGTTTGTCGTGCCCGGGTCTACGTTTGTACCTGAGTCATCAATAAGCGCTTGGAACAATAGCAATAAACTAGTTATGCGCTCGTTAACTGTTTTAGAGGCAAACGTAGTACCACCAGCACCGCCAGCAGGAGAGTTGATATAGGCGGGTAGATTTGGATCATTTAGAATACCAAAGGTCCTGTTGGTCCCGTCAGCGTACCCAAAGAACGAGGTGAAGTTTCTAAGAATGTTTAGCTCTCTAGCTGTTGCCGCTCGTTTTTGCTCAATGCTAGATATCTGTTGTCTGCTAGCTCTAGCGTCCTCTAGTCTATCAACTTGCACGCCTTGCTCGAATCTGACAACAGTTCTACGCTCAAAATTAACATTGTATGATGCCAGAGGAATCTGAGTATGGTCTCCATAAATGTTTGCGTTAGCTGTCCATTCTACGATTTGTTGTACAATTTCTTCATCTTCCCAGGCGCCTACTGTCATAGTGCCCATGATTTTATCAGAGCGTAGTGCCTGAGTAAGCACATTAACAACGCCGGGCAACCATTGCTGCAAAAACTGGACAGGAGTGCTGATAGTTGGAGTTGTGATAGTCGGAGTTAGATCCGCATCCATACCATAACGTCTGCCGGAGAACAATGAGCGATCAACGCCTAAACCTAGCTCTCGCATAGCGCTTTCATCTTGCGCAATGCCTTTAATTTCTTTCGGCCCTAACTTGTATTGTTGTCTTGCAGGGACAGATCTGTGAATAAATGATACTTGTGCCATTTTTTAGCCCCTCAATTAACCAGGTATATTAATGTAAATTTCTGTCAGCGTTCCGCCAGCAGTGTTTTTATTAGCTACAACGCCGCCGGGAATGATAGCAGTGCCGACAGGCGCTGCCGTTCCGGGTGCGTCCGAGCTAATCTCTCCGGTCGAAAAATCATAAAAAAGAATATTACCGATCAAGTTGCCAGCGCCAGCGTTCGCAACGATAGCATACACTGTGCCCTCCATGATCATCTCTACGTTGGTAGCGTTGGGTAAGGTTAGAGTGGGGGCTAATGTGCCGCCTGCCGCTGTACCTTGTAGAGCGTATCGCTTGGGGAATGCTAACATCCCAGCACAAACACCCTCAACTCCTAAGTCCGCTGCAACCAAGTTATCTTGTTGTGGCACCTGCTGGAATATACGACCAATAACATTTAAAGCCGGGTTAGTAGACTCTAGGCGTCTTATATTCGCTCGTCTGGGTCCTGTCTTAACATACTCGCCGACAATGCCGGCAGCGAGATCTTTCTGGACTGTGCTTTGCATCACCATTATTTATTGCTCCCTAAGATTGTATCCATCAAATTATCATCCGATGAGTCTGTAGCATGAGATCGCTGAGTGTTTAGATGCGGCATTTTAGTAGCTGCTAAATATCCTTGAACAGCTGCATACTGGTCGCCTCGACAATTTAACCCTAATTTTTGAGCAATGTATTTGCTCATCTGACCGAGAGTCATGTCCGCATGATCGAATGCACCAATATGATACGATGCTTGATTATGTAAGTTAATTTTTTCTTTTTGCTGCTTGGCTGCAAGTTCTTGACTATTAACCTTATTTTGTAATATGCGTAATTGTTTAGACAAAGAGTCCATAGAGTAGCTATCTTTAGCCTTGCCTTTGTCGTCCTCGTCTTCAACAATTTCAACGTTGTCGTCAGAGTCTTCGTCAGAGTCTTCGCCACACTCGTCCTCAGACATCTCTATTTTGTCTTTGTCGTCCTCATCTTCAACGACCTCGACATCTTTATCATAATCATTTGTGAGCTTAGATAACATGTCTGTTATTTTGTCTAGAGCATCATTGTTAGTTTTTAGCATGTCTTCCATGACTCCGACCCTTGTTTCTAGGTCGTCGTCACCAGCTACACGATCTTTTAAATCATCCATATTTTTACCTTTTTGGGAGTCAAATGCGAAAGTTGTATAATTAATACCATTGTCCATTACTGCTACTTCTGGACCCATGCGCCCTGATTCAACTAGAGCTAAATGATTGCCTCTAATGTTACGCTGTATGACATCATAAGATTCTCCGTCCGGAGTCGTTCCGGGCGAAATCACCCAGTCGCACTGATAGCCACAGCTCAGCTCTTTGACTCCTCGGCTAATAAAATCTCTGAGTCTTTTAGACACTGCTTTGATGTTAGCATACAAAGTGTTGTCTTTGAAATAGATTTTTTCACCAATAAAACCCTCAATATCAGTAGAATCTTCCGGATCAAAGGCGTCTCCTAGCATTTTATGAGTGATTATCCAAGGGATTAGTTTGAAAGACTCTTTAGTTTCATCATTATTCAGTTCCTCAGCCGGACGATATACATTGTAAATTTTGTCAGGCTGAAGGTCTGGACTAATGTTTGATCCAAGATACTCAAACACCCCGGCTTTTGATATTGGGTTATCTTCAACTTCAAACCACCCTTCTTCTTTGTCAATCTTTCTCACTGTCTACCTCTTTACTAAATCTAATAACTGGTTTCATCATGCACCTGCAATAATAAGCCTGGCCGGGCAACCCTCTCTCCCCTGTTCGCTTGTCAATGATCGGAGGGTCATCAAATCTATATATATTACCGTTCATAGCAATATGATCCTTTCTAGGTTCTTTGGACCCTCCGGAATGTATCCACTCGAACTCTTCTATTCCTGCATCTTGCATCCTTGCAGCGTTAAGGCTGTTAAACATCTTTCTAGTCTGGTCTAAAGCGACATTTTTGGCATGGTTCTTGGTGCGCTTATATCTACCGTTTAATTTTTTTTTTATTTCTTTAATTAGTCCTGATAAACCACCAGCCGCTGGATCCCTGACAGACCTAAGCACTTCCTCAGAAACTTTAGATAGATATTCGCTAGATATGCTTTTAATTAGACTTGAGGCTTCCGCTGCCCCACTAATCATAATGTTATTGGTGCGCTCATTAATAGCGTCCGTTTTGATAGTAAGACCCCCTGAGAGCTTTTTTAAAGATGATTGCAAAGAACTCCCTGCCTGATTATTAAAATCATCTGTCATTTTGTCGGCCCAATTGTCACTAAACTTATCAAATACTTTTAGCCATTTCTTGGTTATTTTGTCAGTTAATCTCTTGGCTGTACTTGCTAGACTGGCATCTTGAGCATATGTACTTTTTGATAATGGAGACTTAAACATTTGCATAACTTGCTTATTGACATCTTTATGCATTGCATCAATTTGCTTTAGCCAAGACTTAACAAACTTATCTTGCAGAGCGACAGCAGGAAGAAGGATAGGGCCTTCAACTTGTTGCCCCCTTCTTAGCTGCTTAGACCTCTTTGTGCTGAATACAAATTTACGTCTCATTGGTCACCTAGTCGCTCGTCCACCTCAAGATCTTCGTTTGATTTATCACCATCGATATACTTATCTGGATCCTCTTCAATCTCAACCTCTTCAAATGGGTCAATATTAAAATACGGGCTGTTAACATCTTGTGATAATCGTTCTCTGACATTGTCAGGAGTGATCGCTTGACTCTGGACTAATGTTGCATCTGTTTGAGCCTTCATATTTTCAACGGTGGCAACGTCTATCGCTGTAGGATTGTCTAGAGGATTCCAAGATATGTCGTAATCAAGTGCTTGCAAACTGAACTTAGGATATATTTCACTCCGTAACAGTCTTTCATAATGCGCATGAAGGATCGGAGTCATCCTGTTCTCCTGCACTTTTGAAACCTCCTGATTGTAGTTTTTCATCTCAAACTCGCCGGTGGCGTTCATCCCTTGCGGCGATGTGCTTAATAATTTAGCTGCCGGTATTGCACATTCGGAAGAAAATATTTGATATTGATTATTCACAACATCAGTATAATCAGCGAGCGAGGTGTCAATCTGTTGTATGTCCTCACTATTATCAGCTATCAATATTCCGTAATTGTCTCTAAATGTGACTAGGTCTCTCATTCGCTGAAGGAATGAGCCCTCCATCGCTAAGGCTTTAGCTAGATTAGTTTTGCGGACATTAAGTCGCTTGGTTAGTGCAAGCTCTGGAGCTTCGTTCGCTGTTCTCTCTGCTTTATATAGTCTCTCATAGATTTGTTGAACTAGCGGAATACCTCCATATCTGTATGAGGGTTTTAATATGTCTGCAACCTCGTCTCCATAGATGATAACGAAATGAGACCTATGAATTTTTACGCCATTAATTACCCAATAGAGAGGATTGTAAAAATTTTTAGATAATGGGTCTGAGAGACCTGTGTCAGTAAACTCTGGCACTACAAAAATAGGGTCAACTTGATGCATCCCTTTGTAGCTACCGGGAGTGACAGAGTCAGGATTAAACGGTTTTAGATAATAGTCAGGGTCCATTGATTCGACCTTAAACAATATATGTCTAATGCCAAAAATATTTTTAAACCTTTCGGCCCTGACGATGTGATCCTTAACTTTAAATCTAACGTCGCTTTTGCGAATATAAGCAAGGACTTTATCATCAACCTCGGTATCTCCTACATTCTTGTTTGTAAAAGATATTTCAAACCAATTTTTTACGGCTTCCTCCGCTTTGATGGTGCACGCTATACCCATCAATTTTTTTTGAGCAAGAATGGCGCAATTTTGATACCCGATAAATGCGGATGTATTAGCGAAATACTCTAATATCACAGGATTAATAGATTGACTATCCAGTCTGTAAGCAGATTTGATATCTTGATCTGGACAATTGTCCATTGCGTGGTCAAATGCTGCGCTGGTCTGGTGACTAAAAATCTTTGTGTTTAATTGCTCTATATTTCCGACCGTTTTAAGAGCATTAGGGTCCAAGTGAAAAGGATCTAGTGCGTGAGGCCCTTTGGTGTCTTCTGTAGGCTTTTCGATGGCTGGTGAAAGTGTAGGCTTTGATTTAAATAGTTTGAACATGTAAAACCCTAATTAAAAAAAGTTAATATTAGAAGATAAAAAGTCTAGACTTTCGCTCTCTTTTGGGGCCAGAGCCATCACAAAGGCGTCAGCCAGATTAGGAGACTTTATATTGCGCTTAGCTAGTTTTCTCTTAGACTCAACCATCACCTTACCACTCTCGGAATAATCTTTCCTCGGCGTTGACAACTCATCTTTTAGCTGTTGCAGATTAGCTATATCACTACTAATTGATATAAGTTGGTGGGGTTCGAAACTTAGACCTTTATGCACGGCGTTGTAAGTGTTTCTAAACCTAACGGACAACGACCACCAAGCTTGAGCTTTTGCATTCTCAAAAAAATCCTTGTTTAATATAGCGTTAGAACCCTCGCCCAGATAAACATTATCGGGGTCTATTACCCTAGCACCAGCATTAAACCCACTAGAATTGATGGTGGTGTAATTTTTTTCGTTGAGTTGGTTGATGTGAGAGCCAGTACCAGCACCTACGCCTATAGAATCATAAATGATAGCCGCTTGATTGGCTTTGGCTTGATGATAAACCCGTGTCGAAGACTCCAATAATTGGTCCTCTGAGGCCGCCCACTCGTCACACTCTAGAGCTATCGAACCATCAAATAGAACAGTAGCACAATTGTCAGAGCCGCTGTCAGCTACGTCATATCCTAGACACTTGTCACCAGTCATATCTATATCTATTTTAAGGTGAGCATCTATTGCTGCATCAATCCAAGAGCGTTTAATAATTACAGCGTCATCATCAGATCTTGCTTTGCCTAAGTAGATATGTTCATAAGCTTCTTCATCAAGGTCTTTTAATCTATTTATCTTTTTAATCGAAGTGTCAGAGATAAATGGGTTTTCGTCATAATTGATATGCCTAATGATCGCATCATTACCCAACAGCCTAGGAAGCTTAGATTCTATGAAATCAGACTGAAGACGGGGATTGTAAACTATCCAAACTTCACTATTGGGTTTACGTATTGTGGGATCTACTATTCCCCACTGCTCCTCTGTCAATCCTTCGCCTTCCTCGATCCAACAGATATCCACCCCATCAATACCCTTAATGTCCTCGGTATTGCGTGAGAGACCATTAAAAATAAATTCGGTCCCTGTTGTCTTGCATATGATAGTAGACTTAGTGAGACTGAAAGATGACTCAACACCTTCGCTATATATTTTTTTTTTAAGTACTGGGTAGACGCTATCGGCGATCTTATTCTGGAACTGCCGCAAGCAAAGAAACTTAAGTTTATAGTGCTGTGCTAAGTAGATACAACGGCCAGCAGTGTCCTCAGTTTTACTTGATACCCTGCCGCCCTTCAGAATTTTGTAAGGCTTGGGACATCCCCAGAAGTCTCTTAGAGCCGGGTTAAGTTTGATCATTGGTCAGTGTAAACTTTGACAGTTGATGTTTTCAGCGTGCCAGTAACACCGGAATTTATTAATAACTGCTCTAGCTCGTCCCCTGGCTGCGCATCGAAATAATAATCTTTGGATACCCAAGCATCCTCGCCCCCAAAGTTGCCCGTACCACTTTCAGATATTAAGCCTATATCAACATAAGCACCATTTCTAAACACTCGACCCCTTATTGAAATGTTCCAAGGTGGGGAAGATTGGGTGGCATCAATTTCCAAGTCCACATTGACCCGAGTACGACCGCCTTTTTTCAATAAAATCCTTGTCTCGTTAGTAGCCTCTAATTCCATAATTTCATCGTTATCGGTCGCTGTGCCTTCTCTGTATGCTATTGCTTTTCCCGCACCATTAAATTCGTCCATATTTACATTGCCTGAATACAGCGCATACATAGCAACCGGCACCGCAACTTGAATCGCCCAGCCGTCACGGGCTGGATATGGTCCATCAGCTGCAAAGTTAAAGGCGCTCAATGTAATATCAGATGTTCCTGCTACACTTGGGACCATATTGATCTTGTTCCCTCTGCCTTTATAAAACTCTGAGCTATCAGCAGTCTCAATGGTTACAATGTGATCAGATGCGTTAATAAATCGAGTCATAAACCACTTGGTTCCTGATGGATATGCACTTGATGGCGCTAAGGTCAGCGTAATAGGTCCGGTCGTTATCTCCGAGATAATGATATTTTGAGCTGTTGCAGATAATGACTCAGAAGCGCTGATTCTTCGGCCCACAACTTCGAGAGGAACAGCTGAAACTGTAGGGTTCTGGGGGTCTGTATTATCAATTGATATTCCAGCGCCAGAGGAAAGACTCTGGACTCCTGTGGCTGAAACCGTAGGGTTCTGGGGGTCTGTATTATCAATTGATATTCCAGCGCCAGAAGAGAGGCTCTGGACTCCTGTGGCAGATACTATAGGTTTATCCGGTGCTGTTGCATCTACCGCTATCCCATCACCCGCTACTACCTCAGTGACCCCAGTAGGCCCACTACTAGAGTCTCCAACATTAATTATGTCCTGATCAACTATTGGCATGATTATCTCTCGCTTTAACGTTTTTTATATAGTATCTATTTTACAAGTGAAAAAAAAGCCCCTTTAGAAGGGGCCGGACCACAGGAGTTCATTTTTTTAATCGGCTATCGAAACTGTAATTCTAGTGGGTTTGTTTAGCGCTCTGGCGTAAAGAAAATTAATAGTTCCTAGGCCAAAAAACCCTTTAGACTCAAATTGTTTTATTATATTAACCAGTGGTGTGTCAGAGACCTCTGTAGTTGGTAACGTTGCAGACTCAGTTAATGCGATAGATGAATCTTGGTCTTGACAATACAATGACCCTTTTTCTTCGCCGGCTGTAGTGATTTGGATCCATTGGTCAGCAGGTACAGTAATCTCAATTGTCATTATTGTCACCTTGGTCAGAGTATAGATCGTCTATAGTTCTGACTGACTCAGTCTCTGGCTCAGTCTCTCTACCTTTCTCTTGCCATCCCGCTTGAGTCTTCAAATAAAACATTTGACAAGGTACATTACCTTCGACTGCATTTTTATACAGTGCACTAGCAACTTTAGTTATTCCGTTGGTTTTAGCGTCAATCCATGCTCTGTACAGCTCGGGATCACGCTTAAACGCCTTGAATATAGTACGTCTTGCAATACCGAAAAAATCCGCGAGAGTCTCAGCGGTCAATAGGTGAGCGTTATCTCTCACATATTGAATTTGCTCGTCAGTCGCTTTGAAGGGTATGCCGTCGTGTTTGATAGTCAAGGTTTTATCTCGTGCTCAAGGGTTGATATTTTTTTACGATTACATCGTATCAATAAAAAAACAACAAATCAACACCTTGAAAAGCAAAAGCCTTAAGTACTTTTGCAATTCGTTAAAAATCAATACTTTACATTATTGGTACCTAATAGGTTCCTTAGTGTTTTGAGGTAAGTACCTCTAAAACTTTATTAAAAACAATAGCTTAAGCTGAAAAGTACCTAAGAACCTAGGTTCTTTATGTTTCCCTATTATATATATAGAAAAAAAATATTTATGTATATGTAATGTAATTTTATTTTTTTTTATATATATAGATTTATACATAAGAACTTAAGAACTTAGGTACCTTTCCCCTTTAAACCCTTTATTTATATACTTTTAGCTAGGTTCCGATCATAAAACCAGATAAGAACTTTCGGTCACTTACGAGCCAATCTTCGGTACCTTTTAAGGTATTTTAAACGATAAAAACCAAGCATATGGAACGTGATATAGTTAAATACTTAATAGAGTATTCCGTACGTCCTCGTTTTTCATCTTTTGAGTAACCCATACTGTCTTTTTTAGGGAGTTAATTTTCATCGCACCTTGGCAGGAATAACCCAATTTTTTTAAAATTTTATTTTTTTGATAGTTATTAAGAACTAAATCTGGATAAAAATTGGACAGATCATTGAACAAATTTGAGGAACAAATGACCTCGCTGCAATAATATTCTCCCCCTTTTTTGATCAAATCTTTGGTTTCCTGCAACCCTTCGGTCATGGCCTCTTCAGTTGATATCATCAAATCTTTGTCATCACTTTGTGGCGCTTGATGATAATTTAAAAATTTATTGCTAATATTCACAGTCATTAACCACCTAACAACAGCGCCTTTATTTGTCCTTAAAGCGTCCCAAATCATGGGGAAATACTCCTCTTTTGAGACTCCAGTAATTACTTTAATATCATCAAGAGAAGATAACTTATTGAACACAATCCACCACCTTCTGTCAGTCTGATCAATGGGTAAAGCGTCTCTATCATTTGTAAAACAGATATAATTAGTAGTATTGTAGGTCTCATGTTGACGGACAAACTTATCAACCACTTGGATCTTTCGATCAGTGATTAATGGTTTTAATGCATTAACAGCTTCATAACGATTATGCCCTTTGACCCTCAACTCTT